TGCCAAATTCAAAGGTTTTCCAATCATCACCCAGAGCTGAAGCGTCCATCTGGTCAGCGGTAATCCCATCAATCGACCACGTCCCCATTCCAACAACCGTAACGGCTCCCAATTTAACCACACAATCTTTCCCTGATCGTAAACTCATTTTCCCTTTCCTCCGTTAATTGCTTTAAAAATTTCATATGTCGATCGGTTAACTTCCATCTCCGTTAGATGGCCTACCGGAATCGACGTATCAACATATATTTCAAAGCCCTGATCACGGAGTTTCTGGCAAAAGCCGATATCCTCCCCAATCGGGCTACCGTCGTCTTTATATTTTATCTCAAACCAAGGCTGAGTAATCTCATTAAACACTGTACAATTAAACAAGAGACAACCGCAGCCGGTTGCATCAACCGGGATCAGATCACCGGAAAACATCTCTTCATCACCCACATATTTAAATTCTCCAACCTTGCCCCGGTAGCAAATCGGCGCAAACGGCGGGTATCGGCGATGGACTAAAACTCCGCAAACATCGACCTCGTGATTGAGTAACTTCTCCAGTGTGTCAACCGGGTAAATCTGGTCGGTATCCATCATTAATAAGTGAGTACATCCGTCGTTTATGGCCTGGCTGACAATCGAGTTTCTAACAAGATCAATCTGTCCCGGAAACTGAGGCAGGTATAAAGTGAAATCCGGTTTTGCCATGCAAGTGAAACTTGTAAAAAACTGGGTATGAACTTTGTTGTCAGTCAGTGGTAATCCTATTCCTAATTTTACAGCGCCGATATTATGCCCCCATCCATTACGCCGCCGGTCGCAAAAAAGCCGCCGGTCGTGTTTATACTTTTCTTGGTCATATTGTGCACCATCCGTAATAATCGGGTTGTCATGATCAACTACTGCATTTTTGGCAAAGACGAACCGCCCTAACTCTTCGCACCGAGCCCGCAATTCACCATCGCAAAAACAATGCTGATAGCCGGTATGGAAAAACTCACCATCGAGAAGTGGGAGTAATCTTTTATCGGCCAACCAGTGAGTCGCAATCGGCCTATCTGTCTGATCATTTAAGCCAACCAACCCCCATCCATCCGGCAAGGTTGCCATCGCCGCTAAAGCATTTTTTAAAAAACCGGGTTGCGGTAAAGTATCATCACCCAGAAACATGACCAAATCGTATTTCGTTTTTGCGACCAGCAGCTTGACCATCTTTGGACAGCCAATCCGGCCAGTATCTTCCTCGCTGATAATCTCAAACTTAATGTTGTCGCTGTTTTGCCAGATCATATTCATGCAACATCTAGCGGACTCCGGCCTGATCACCGGTATAACGATTGAAACGCCCTTACTTGATTGCATTCAAGACCCCGTAAGTATGAATTATATGGTGCCGGTCGTCACTGATTATATCCCGCAATTCGCCGCTGAATTTTGCTTTGATCCCGTATAACTCTCGATAACTATCCACCATATAGTAAAACCATGAGTTGATATTCCAAAAACTGACATGGGTCGGGTCCATGAAAGCGCCTCTGCCGTCACTCGATGGAGTCATGTGTTCAAACCGGCCGCCCGGTTTTAAGACCCGGTAGATTTCTTCGATCACGGCAACCGTTTTACCAATCGGGATATGCTCCAAGAAATCAAAGGCTCTTACCTCGTCAACCGAACTATCATCATACTTGAGCCTATCAAAAATATCACAAACGATATCAGGATTTACTTCGGCACGGTTATCAATATTGGTATAACCTTCAATCCGCCGGAGACCACAGCCAAGATTTAGCTTTATCAATTCACCCTCATCATTAATCGGTATTGGATTACGTAATGCCAGACACCCGGCACAGGATCGCGCAATAGCCTGGAGAAATCCCGCCACATATAATACGGAGTGTGCCCGGTAACAGTTAACGAACAGTCATCATAGAGCGTTTTTAGATAGTCGTATAGGTTGCATATTGTTGTTGCGCTTTGGTTTTCATCATAAAGATCAAACTGAATTAAAGATTCGTCATAATCAACGGCAAAATCCCAATCGTGAATATTACTAACAAGAGAGTACACCCCGTATGGAGTTGCCGTTCCTTGGGGGGCTTCGATTAAATGCAGGCCCCCGGTTAAATTTGTTTTTAACGTGTTGGTACCGGTGCTAAATTTAGTATAGATGCCGGTGAATAACTGTTTCATTATAATTTTATCATCCGCCTGATTTTAGATTCCATTTTATGCAGGGCCGGACGCATAAAGGGTTGCGATGGCATATCCTTGGTTCCGAGTTCAACAAAAGAAGCATAATATTCTCGATCACTCCCGGCAACAATTAAATGGCCACCGTTTTTAAATTTCGAAGGCTCAACCCGGATCGAATCACGCAAAGCCCCAGACTTTACCGGTGCCAGTTTACGAGCTTCATCAGCCACTAATTCAGCCGCCGCTTTGATATCGCTATCTAATTTTAGACCAAGTTTAGCCGTCGCCTCTTTATCCCAAACCAGCTTAAACACTTTCCACCTCAGTACAAAGTAGATCGAGTTGGATGTTACGTTCGTCCTGATTAATAATTGAAACAACCTTGAAATAACGCGCGCCAAATCTTACCCGGTTGGCACTCGCGATTCCCGACTGGTAACGAATCCTGATTTTATGCGTCAATTGGGTTTCAAGTTGTTGATTGCTAACCCGTTCTTTAGCCGATACTGGCCATATCGCGGCCCATGCAGTTGTCAGAGTCGTCCAAACAGCAACAAGACCACCCATGCCGTCAGCCGTCGGCGTGTTCTTCTGAATCGTAACTAAGTGACGAAGGTTCCCGGCTCTCATAAATGATACCCATAGAGCCGATACGGAGCCAGCAAACGTTCCACTATATCAAGGTTTGTAACCGTCACCCCGACAACCACCGTCTCACGATTTTCAAAAAGGTCAGCAATAACAAAATTAATGGCCTGAATTACCGGCCCTGGTACAGTCGCCCCGGTAAGTCCGTATCCGCAAATGATCCGAATCACTATGGGGGTTTTATTAGCCAATGTCGCAGAAGGCCACGAAGCGTCAAAGTCAAGCACCACGCGCCCCAATGCTGATGCCGTATCGGCTGAATAATCACCACTTGAAAACGTAGTTTCATCACCGTCACTATCGGTATATTTGATATGCGTTATTGATTGCAACGACCCGAAAGGTAACTCGATTGCATCACCACCCGGCCAATCATCAAGATAAATATCCCAGGTTTGAGTTATCAGTTTTCGGTTAGTCGCATCCTCGACATATTCACGAGCTACCGATAACAGCGGTGTTATATTGGCATCACTATCTGTAATCGCTGCCGGTATCCGCAAATGGATTTTTGCGGCTGCTAACAATACCGGCTCAACCGCTGGCGCTGTCATGAGTACTGTTTCCATTTTGCACCTTAAAAAACATGGTGACGGCACGAACTCCGTCACCATGTCCGCTATTTTACAGACCTGTTGGGACTTCCTTCCAGGTCAAGGCAAGATTTACATTTACACCAGCCGCACCCAGCGCACCCAAAACGCAAGTCGTACCCGGCGCAAAGCCTAAAGCACCCTTGAGATCACCAGAAATAACTTCAGCACCCACGGTGTTAATAGCTGCCGTGTTATGAAACAGGGGCCATGCCAGAACAGGGGCCAAAATGGTCGCTATACTGTATGCAGCACACTTGCCAACAGTCAAACCAGTACTAGCAGTCAAAAGCGTTTTCCCGGTCAACGGGGCCGCCGTGGTGGTAGTTGGCAGGGTCAACTGAGTTCCGACCGCCAAGACCATCCCAGTCATGGACGCAGATGTCGCATAAACTTGAGCGCCCCACAAATAAGGAATCATATTCACGCCACTATCGGGCGGGTTATAAACAATCAGCCCAATAGCCGAAGTGGCTGAGTACAGAGCAACCTCCATGTCGAGCGCGTTGGCAAAGAACATCTCACCGCCCTGAGTAGAGTCTTGATAATTATTCCCCCCCACCACAAGACCACCTAACTGATCGGCTCGGATAGGGTTTGTCCCGGTCGATGCCGGAGTATTTCTTCCAATTTTCGCAAACATTTTAAAACCTCATTTTTTAGTTACAGCATTTCAGCCCGTTTGATAGCTCGTGCCTTTCGTAAGTCCAGCACCCACCCATCAGCAAAACGAACCAACTCATCGCCGGTATCAACTGCGTGGAAAATAGACCCGGTGGGGTATCCGCTAGTGTCCGTCAGTTCGTCAAGGTCTGCTAAAACACCCTGATATGGCGTGACGGTAGCAATTTTTTCAATAGCCATAATCCCACCCCTATAATGCGGCTTCGATGTAAGCGCCATCTGACAACGGGGTATAACAAATCGAGAACGTGACAATACCAGCACCTGTGATTGATGCAGTCGCCGTATTAATTCCAATTGTTCCAACGCCACCATCAACGCCAACCACCTGAGGTATTCTTTCCACATCTGTAATCCCGGGAGTCGCCGTAAGAACGGTTGCAGTTCCAACCGCGCCCCCAATCCATGCAATCCTTTCGCCGATTGCCAGGTCTGACATTGATGCACCAACCGCACTCAAAGGGCCAACCGCAATCACCGGGCTTGTGGATGTGTACGTATAATAAGCTACACAGGCATGAGTCGAAAAAGCGGCCGTAGAAACTTCACCAAATAACTCATGGATTTTACAACGCCCATGGATATTGAAAAGCTCCGTCTGGGTCGGGCCCGTTAGCATATAAGTTGCAGCCGCAAGAGCTGTAGTGTCTACTCTGATCCCATTTACAAGATCGCCAATTCTAGCAATAGTCGATGGATTGTAATTCATTTTTATCCTCCTTGGATAATGGACTACCATCTTTCCAGGCAGCCCTGTCAATTACTTCCTTTTGGTTGTGGTTTCAAATTCTTTGGCCTTTCGTTTAGATTGCAGCTCTTTTTCAACAATCTTTTCTACCACTACCTCTTTTATAATCACTTCAGGTTTTGGTAGGGCGGCCAGCGCCTCTTTTATTTTCTTCTCGGCAACCTCCACCGCGATAGCGTAGACTTGCTCAACTTCTTTCTTTAGCATTAGATCCTCCGAGGGGCGGGAGTTACCCCGCCCCGGTTACAATTTAGTCGTAAATCGCGGTAGGCATCGGAGTTTCAGAGTAACGCGGCTCACTCAGAACATAGAAACAGCCCAGGATTGCCGCAGTTAGATCGCCAACAGTCAATTTGATACAATCCATCCCATCTGTCAGCATAGCCCCATTAATCGGGATCATGAAGATTTTGTTGACATCGAGAACTTGAGTAAGATTAAAAGTATTAGCGGTGGCAGTACGCGGAATCATTGCGTCCTCATCATAAAGCGTCCCATTCACAACAGCAGTCTTACCACCGGAAAAAGTCAACACTTCATTGTCAACAAAGGCGGTGCTATTCCAGTTGTACAAGACAAGCTCATTGCCCCGATCCTCGTATACTGTACCGACACCTGTGGCGGCACCGGTGGCAGTTTCACCAGTGGCGGCGGGGGTAGTGCTTGACTCGCCATCATATTTGAGTTTGAGACCCTGCTCGTAATAAGTTTCAAACGGCAAAGAGGTTGTACATGAAGCAACGCTGATACCCTGCTGTAATGTGATGGCCGCTGTCTGCGTGATCGACGCACCAGTCATGACATAAATTTCAGCCACATTGTAATTCTTGAGCGAGATTACATCACTTGACCCACCAGTGGCTTTGTCAACAGGAGCCCACCCGGAGACAACTGCATATTTATTATTAATTCCTAACATTTTTAAACCTCCTAAATCTACCGGGGGCTGACCCCGGCGATTAGTTGTTAATTAAGCTCTGGCAGCCAAAGATATGAAATGACCCTGTTTTTCTGCGCCCTTAAAGGGAGTCAATGAACTTGCACGGACTGGCTGGCCGTCAATTCTCAGCACAAATCTGAATACCGACTCATCGTAAATAAACCTGACATGAATACTCATATCACTTTTAACACCACCCTTCTCAGCGAGCAAATAGCCCTTCGGGAAGTTACCCAAAACGATATCACCCAAATCACCAAGCGGCTGAGCCTGCTCAATAGCGATAGCCGGAAGGCCCATAATCCGCGCATACGGCGCATCACTTAATCCACCAGGCGGCATATAGATCGGGATACCACCAGTACCAACGGCGAGGCTCATGGTATAAAGCTGCGGTTCGATATTCTGGTTGTAATACCAAGCATACTGACCTGTCTGAGCGGCGAAGCGGCGTGAATACATTTTGATAATATTTTCAGCCATAAGAGTGTCGGCTTTCTGACCGGTCTCTTTCGGCACTGAAACAAGGCTGTCACTCTGGAGCACTCCAAGAGGTCGGGCAACACCGTCACCATTGAAAATCGCGTTATCAATCTGGAATCCGAACTCCGAATTAAAACCCTCTCTGACAATACCTTCCAAGGCCGCCGCGTCGTCTAACAATTCGTCAGTGGCGTAACAAAGGCCAGTCAGCTTATGGAGGTTTAATTCGATTTTGCGGAACTTAGGTTTCTTATCGGTCTTCTCACCGGCTTCGTCTGTCCAGTAAGCTATAATTCCACCAGACCGTGAAGCGGCGCGGCTCGTTTCATCAACACCGTTAATCTTGATGCCGTTCGAGGGGCCGGAAATTTGAATCCTGCGACATTTAGAAGCAAGTACACCAGTTTCAAACACATCCTGCAAAAGCTCACTGCTAAAATCCGGCTGGACAAGAAAACCACCATCACTAGGGACAGCCTCACCCAATCCAGAAGCGGCACGAGTATTACTTAACCGGGGATCAACCCTTCCATTTGGTAATCCGGCCTGCATAACAGAAGCCATCTGCTCACCAAACGACGAGAAACGATCTTTCTGTTCCTGCTCAGTCCTGCGACTTCGGCTTTCTGATCCAGGGTCGGGCTTGTCAACTGCGTTTTTCGTTTCATGCAACCGGTCAAGAGTATTCTGAGTCCGCTCCTCGAGGGCAATCAGCCCTTCAAGCTCTTTTACGTTGTCAAGATAACTATCGGCTCTGGTACGCTCTTCCGAGTCGGGATCACGTTTTTCCTGGATACATTTAGATTTCATGTCACCCAATTTTTTCAACAGGTCATCAATCGCGGCCCGCATTTCAGTTACTGTTCTCATCTGTACTACTCCTTCAGGGCTCCAGCCCTGCTCTGCAAATTGGTTACTCTGTCAATTTCAAAATCATACGGTTCAGTTTCTTCTTCCAAAGGGGTCGCCCTCTGTTCCTGCTCGCCGGTCGCGGCGGTAATATTTTCTGTCATCTTTTCTATAAAATCATCAAAAGTTCGTTGCCAAGATTGGATAAACGCAGCCGCTGCCACATCAGTCATAATAAAGCCGCCAGCACCTATCTCTTCATCTAGAATCTCTGCCGGCAATTCATTGGTCTCCTTAAATTTATCCAAAGACCTCAAAGCTACGTCCGTGTCAGGATATGCCGGATAAGTTACAGGTGAGACGTCAAGCAACTCTTCCACTTCGGTAATCGTCCGGGTTATGGCCCCTGTTTTTTTATCCTCGGCCCATTCATCACCTTCAGCCGCGAGATAAAATCCGAAGGACTGTTGTGTAATATCGCCGCGATCAATCGAGACCATCAGATCACGAGCGCATTGAGTATCTGGCGGGTCGATCTCCATGAACAAACCCTTTTTATCCTCTTTCAAAATCAAGGTTCCAGCACTCTGGCGGCCTAGCACATGATTCGCGTCATGGTTAAACAACGCGCGGGGATCTGAGCCCTTCAAAGCTTTGGTAAACGCCCCCGGAGCAATCTTTTCTCGGAATCCTCCCAAGTCTTCAGACCATTTGCCGAACACAGCCGCATAACCTGAGATTTTCGGCTTTTCATAACCGTCACTACGCCGCTCGACTTTTAAATCTGACACCGGAATATAGCGCCGTTCAACTTCTCGTTTCATTTTTCCCCCAATAAAAAAGGGCGGCCAAATTGACCACCCTCAAGGCTTCCCGGTTGCCCGGTATTTTAATTATTCAGCTACAATTGCGCAAACACAACCCTGATGGAGGGGGGGGTGCGCGTGGGGCCCGCTAATTTTCATCGTGCCACCGGCCCCTTTCGGTTCAAAGTTTTCACCCTCTTTGACAAAAAACTTATTGATGCCAACCACCCGGCCATCTAGCTCTTGACAATAAGGACAAGAGTCATTGCCTTGCGCCACCCATCGTAATGTTTCGACCCCGGCCAAAGCAAAGGTAAATTTTGCCACAGCGTTATTACTTCTGACTGCTTCATCTGATGCAATCTTCTCGGGCCGTCTTTCGCCCCACTCGTTCAGTCTGGTGTCAATATCGGCGGCCGCGTCCTCACTATCTCGGATTAAAGCCCGTAACTGGCCCAGACTTGAGTTAACATGTCGCTTTGCGTATCCATCTAAGTACTCATTGATAAACTTTTCAAGTTCCGGGGTCATCCCTACCGGGCCCCCGACTTCACCAGCGGCGGCCCGTTGGATCGCTTCAGCATAAGAACCTAAAACAGAACGGAAATATTTCCTAATATGGGTCGGCATGTCGCCGTAGAAATCACCGAGCCACTTGTCAAAATCGCCAAGACTACGGACATTCTTTTTCAAGGCTTTACCAATCGCCACAACTTCACGGGCGACGGTACGGTCAGCAGCTTCTTTAAAAAGGTCATGGTATTGAGCTTGTAAACGGTTCCTTTCTGCCACGGAAACCTTGCCACGTTCAAATTTAGCGGCTCTTTCAGCCTTTTCTTTGCCGAAAAACTCTATTATGTCCCGTTTTTTCTCTTCAACCGGCACTTTTTCGGGTTCTGGCTCCTCTTCCACAAGTACGGGAACCGCCTTCACTTGATCAGCGGGCACCATATTTAACGGTACTAAATAAACGTCGCCACCTTCAATTGGATTCTCGTTTTCTTTACGCCTAATGTCATTTGCTGAATACCATCCACCTTGCCGGGCTGTATTATATGCCGCGTATCGACTGGCAATATCGCCACGGAGTAGTCCTTCTACCAAGAACTCAGCATAAAGGCCGCTTTTTCGCTCTGCTTTAGTTAATAACCTAAGTGAAATGGCTTGTTCCCATCGTTTTAAGCGAGGTGACAAGCAATTGACAACAAACTGAATACCCTGGTGCTCGATATTGCTAAACGTCGCGTGGTCTAAGATCCCAACCATATGCGGAGGCACTTTGTAAAATCCGCACAGCTCTACTTTTTGGTGCTGGCGGGTTTGGAGAAATTGCGCATCTTCAGGAGGGATTCCAATTGTTTCAAGCTTCATTCCCTCTTCTAAAACAATCAATTTATGAGCTTCCCCTAATCCTGAATAGGCCTGAGTCATCGACTTTTGAAGGTTTGCATGAGCATCTGTTGATAATTTGCCAGGATGTTCGACTTTGCAGCCTGGATGTGTCCCATTCCCAAAGAACTGACTACCAAATTGTTCAGTCGCCAACCCTAAACCAATCGCTTCACGTGCAATTGCAATAGGAGATTTACCGACCAGCCCGTCAAATCCCATACCGGGAACGTGGAAAACATCAGACCACGGCAAAGAGGTTCTTTTACCGTTTGACTGATACTCGTAAAAAATATTCCCATTTTTGCGGACTACATCAACCGCACCAGGCGTTACCGGGAACGGCCATAGAGCTTTTATATGGCCTATCCCATCACGCTCAATCGTTGCGTAACAATTTCCCCACAATTCAGCCGGGGCTTGCAAGCTTTCACGAAAATTAAACGACGTCATCTCTGGGTTTGGTGCATCGTGCAATAACTGATATAAGGGGTGATCAATAACCCTCTCTTTGCTCCCATTTGGCAACCGTCGGTATAAAATAAGGGGTAAACTTGCGATAGTCTCAGCCAGCAAAGTAACGCATGACCAAACTACCAGATATTTTAAAGCCGATTCCTCATCGACTCCAACCCCTGCCTTAGTGGATGCCGTTACAGGTGAGTACCATCTATCATCGGCCCCCGCCCAACTCCGCACGATTTTTTTAAGTTTGCGGATAGTCGAACTACTATATAAGAAATTCATTTAGAGTACTAAAACCCCCCGCTCTTCATAAATGCTACGGCTGTTTTCCTGCCGGGTTGCTCGATCAAGGGCCATAATTAGCGCCACGATGCCGTCAATTTTTTCAATTGATTTTTCCTTATCCGGCTTTAAATTACCGGCTGGGTCTTGCCGGACAACGACATTGTCAGCCATCCACGACAAAACCGGGTTATTCCCATGGGCTATGCCACTACCTAAAACCAGCTTTTCCAGCTCTTTCGTCGGCGCCGCCATACTCGCGAAACCCTGACCGAATTGCGCCACGGTCAAACCCTGTTCTTCAATCTTCTGTATGATCAAAGTCGCCCCCCATCGGTCGAAGGCCAGCTCCTTAATATCAAATTTTTGCGCGTCCTCATCTAGCTTGGCAAGAATAAAATCGTAGTCAATAACGTTGCCCGGTGTCGCTTCAACAAACCCCTGCCGGCACCAGACATCATAGGGCACCCGATCACGCCGGACACGGTTAATCATGTTCTCTTGCGGTATCCAGAAGCGGCATAGAACTTGGTAATCTTCGCCCTCAATCTCAGGGGGAAACACATAAACCAAAGCTGAAACATCAGTCGTTGACGATAAATCCAGCCCCGCATAACAAGTCCGGCCCCGCAGACCTTCCTCATTAACCGGATCGACTCCACAAAGTTTCCATTTAGCAGCACTGAGCCATCGCGTTTCAGCTTGTGTCCATTCATTCATATGGAGGCGTAAGAAAGCATTCATCCGACTTGGTATCTCTAACGCTTGCGCTGCTTTCCGTCTGAGATCATCAATTTTTACAGATACATTTAGGTTCGGGTTAGATTTCCCCCAAACTGCCTCATCTTGCCAGTCGTCATTTTCATCTAAGCAAAAACAAATCCCGAAATAAGTATCATCCTCAATAACCCCGGACAATATCTTTTCACTATATTGCTGTTGCTCATAACAAATACTTTGCCGGTCAAACCCTGCCGTGGTTATCGCAATCTGTAACGGTTGCCGCCTCGCGCCAGTAGCCGTTTCCAGAACTGACCAAACATCATTGGTTTGTCTTTGCCATTGGTGTAGCTCATCACAAAGCGCACCACTAATATTTAACCCGTCCAGAGTTTTAGCATCTGAAGATATCGGCTCAAATTTACTGCAAGTATCCAAGATGTGAAGATTATCTCTAAATATCGTTATCTTTTTTCTAAGTTGAGGACTCCGTTGGACCATCCTGGTTGCTTCGGTATGACAAATCCTTGCCTGTTCCTTGCGAGTCGCCGCTGAATATATTTGGGCCCCCGGCTCATTGTCAGCTACCATCAAGTACAGACCGTCAGTAGCTAGGTCAGTGGTTTTCCCATTTTTGCGAGCCATCGAAATAAAAGCAGTTCTAAATCGCCTTGTTCCGTCAGCCCTTAACCACCCGTATAAACTCCCCTTAATGAAAACCTGAAAAGGTTCAGGGGTTAATATCTGTCCGGCCCACTCTCCGGTTGTCTGGATACAGACATTATAAAAATTTAACCGGTGTTGCGCTTTCTCTGCATCAAAAAAAAGACCCCTTTCGGAGCCCGTCTCTAAATCGTTTAAATGCCTCTGGCATGCCAGCTTAACCCATTTGCAAGCAGGTATCTTGCCCCCTATTGTGTCATCACAATATTGAAGCATCACCTTCTCAACTGGTAGCATAACCCTCTTTTATTTTACGTCTGACAATATTTATTGTTAATTTATGTGTTGATTTAAAAAATCATCCAAAGAATTTTCCATTTTCTCTTTTCTGACCACGACCCTTGACCGACTGCTCGGACTCATGCCGAACTCGGTCAAAAACTTATACATCTGATCCATCGCCCGGTTTGCAACACAGAGCATCGGTGATTGGAGGATGCAGCCGTTATCAGTTTTATAGAGCGGCCCCTTATCGTTCAAAATATTCTCAGCATCAACCCAACGCCCGTAAGCTTGGCAGTAGCCAGCCAGCGCCGCTCGGTCAATCTCAGTTAAGAGTCCCATCTTGAAAAGCTTGGTCGCCATATACTTCCATTCTTTGCGAGCCTCCACGGATAAATGACGAGGGGCTTTCATAAGGCGCTTCTTTGGTTGCGGCTCATCTTTATTTATGCGACGCTTGCCGGGGTTTCCCTGGATTAGTTTAAGCGCCGTCGGTTTTGGTTTACGTCCCGCCATTATGCCGCCGCCACAAACTTGTCAAATTTGTCCTTAACACAACTACTTAACTCTATATATGTTTTATTCTCTTCAGGGAAAGTATGAATAGCCAAATGACTTTCTGCAAGTAAAAATAACACAGTGTACCCTTGAGGCTTAAAATTATGCTCTACTGAATTTAACACATTAAATCCAGCCTTGACCAACCGCTCGGAATATTCGCTTTTTAATATTACCGGGTCGATATAGTCAAACTCGGCAATAGACTTGGCAAGCTTGTCATACTCTTTATCTCCCGGTTGCAGGTCTTTGCGCGGGTTATAAACTGCGGCGTTCAGGTTATTTATTTTTATGGTCTGAATTATCAAAGCCCTACCCTTTCATTTCGCGGACGTATATAAGAGGC